TTATGAAGATAATCAATAAATTACCAAAACGATCTAAATACGCTAAATATCTTGCAGCCTTAGAACCAGGTAAGGCAATCGTTGATTTGAATTACAAAACCGCAGAAGGTTTGCGTCAAGCCTTATATAAAAAAGAATACAGGGCCACTATGATAAAACAGGAAAATGGTCTTTATACAGTGGGTATGATGTTTCGGCGAAAAAAGTACGAAATCATATAATAAAGAAATGGGGCAACGGATATTTATAGGGTTTTTATTTATTTCTTGGAGAGAAACTAGTTGCCCCAAATTTCTTGATTATATTATCTTATTATGGGTCATTCTTCAATCGGCTTTAACAAAGGAGCGTTGTGCAATTCTCCCAATGCTTGTTGTAATGAATCAAATTCTTCTACTTTTTGAGGGGCAATTTCAAAAGTATAGTAGCGTTTATTACCCGTATTGGCTTTAAATAAACAGACCTTTTCTGGATAAAACACCAACGCAAAAATGTCGCTTCTGGATTTGTAATACAGCTCTGAACGCTGCGGCCTGTTGGTATGAAAGCGATAGCGTAAACCACTGGCTGTTTTTGTTTTATTAACTGTTTTTACCTGTATTTTATAAAGCCTGTTGTTATGATCCAAAATTAAATCATACGGGGTAGTATGACTCGCTTGCAGTACAAAATCACACCACTCTAAAAGAACTGTCTGCACATACGATTCGCCTAGTGAACCCAGGCGAGAATTGTGATTATTTATTTTATTAGTATTTTTGGCTGCCATGATTCCTTTCCAGCATTCTCTAATAAATGAGCATTATAAATAGCTCGATTCCCTACTTGTTTGGCATATCTACTGTCTAATATTTCTTTGCTGGCCTTGTTCCATTTTTTCTTTTCTATGGCTTTTAACATTTTTTTAAAACTTAGTAAGGTGGGAAGGCCTAAATTAAAACACATATCTGCTAACACTAATTGTGCATTTACAGGCAACCAGGGGAACCATTCAAATTTAGTTTCCAGTTCTTCAATCGTATTATTGATGTCATTGGTTAAAAGGTACATGGCTTCCTCAGTAGTAATGCCATTATCTTCAATATTCCTGCCAACGCCCAATGTTAGCTTTCCACTAGAGCATTTATACGGCCTGAGTCTCAAGCCTTCTCTAGCGATTAGGTGTGCTTTTAGAGCTTCAATCATTTATGAAACTTATCTTTTATCCACTCAATCCCATCATCAATATTTGTAAACCATTGACGATAGACGAATAAACCCAAAGCAAATCCGAGTAATATCCAGCTACGTTCATTTTATTCTTGCTACATTTTTTATGCGTTCATAGCTACGCATTGAACCCAATCCCAACATACCAAGCAAAATCGGAGTCAAAATAGAAAGATCAGCTTCGCCTAAATCAACTTCAATTCCAGACGCTTTTAAAATCATTACTATAAAATCTCTAATGGCTATTTGATAAATAAATAAACCCGTAAGCGCCCAACCAAGAAAGGGCCGCCATCCTGATACAAATAAACTTGGATGTTTAGCTTCTTCTAAATTAACAGCGATTTGGGCAAGATTAGAGTCACGGAAGGCCATGTTGAGTTCATGATCCAGTTTGGCTTTTAAGTCTTTGTCCTGGACAAACTTATCCAGAACTTTTCCTGCAATTCCTGTAATTGATTCAGCGATGCTCATAAAGTTAACGAAACAAAGAAAAAGCTACCCAAAGCTACGACCAGAAATGCTAGGGAGAATCTAATTTGAGTGTTGAGGGTAATTAGTTGAGATTCGATGGCTTCCAGACGGCGATAATTCTCCCGCCATCGCTGTTCGCAAGCGAACTCATGTGCTGTCAGCCGTTTGTCTATGCTTGCTAGGTGATCCATTGTATTCTAATAATTCCAATAACTCTTTTTGCTTGAGCCTGAAATGATCCTTCTTTAATCCATATTCCGTAACCGAAGCCGCCAGATTTTGAACCTGACTTTGTAGGGCTTGCATCTGTGTAGCCAAAGCATATTGTTCATCGGTTAAATCCGTTGATTTAATTGTTTTTATCTCTTCACCATCGGGCAATTCAAGTTCAAACTCGACCTTATCAATCATATTTCTCTCCTTTTTATTTAATTGATTGTTTTAGTTTCTGAGGTTGGGGTTATCTGCTTTGCGATATTAGCGTCTAAACTATCTTTCATTTCTTGAACTTGCTCTTCGCCCATCGTATCTTCAACCCAACCTGTTGTATCTCTTCGTTGGTTAAATCAGCAAACGGAATGAAGTCTGACAGATCACCCAAAGTTAAAGATTCAGCTCCATATACATCTGCTATATAAGGTACATCTTCTCCGTCAACTTCGTGGGTTTCTGAACTGCTCGCAGTTAATCGCCAATGAACCACATAAACCACATCATCTTCGCCTTCGTGTTCGAGATAAACATCACAAGTTTTGCAATTCCATTCGTAGCTTATTGCCATTTCTTTCTCCCTTAATTACGCCTTTTCCAATGCAATTACTTTTTCTGTTGTTTCTAGTTGTTCTTTAGGAAAATAATTATGAGCATCTTGTTGCTGTATTTTTGTTAATTTTTTTAACAGTTTTTCATCATCAGAAATTATTGCATCAATAGAATCATATCCTTTTTCTAAAGCAACACTAACTCTTAAACCACCATTATAAAGTTGATCTTTTAAAACTAAAATTGGATGTGCTATTTCCTGCTCTAATAAAGTATAGAACCTAGAAAAACGAGCAAACTTAAGAGCTGCAATATTTGCACTTTCATTTCCTATTTTTAGATTTTTAAGTTTCATAATCTGTATTTCCAATCCATAATTTTTTTTAGTTTTTAAGTGTTTCAATTTGTTTCTTTAAAATTTCAATCTGTTCTTGTTGTTCTTGAACTGCTTTAATGAGTGGTGTCACTAATTTACTGTAGTCCATTTGATAATAACCAGAAGAATTTTCTGATACAGCATTTGGCACGATTTCTTCAACTTCTTGTGCGATTAAACCATCTTGAATCTCACCAGACTCTTTCCATTCAAAGTTCACTGGATTAAGTTGATTGACTATTTCAAGTCCTTTTGCATCGCCTAAAACATTTTTAAGTCTAGCATCTGATGAAGTGTTATAAGATGTTGCTGAACTTGTGATAGCTATTGTGCCAACAACAGTAGTTTTTTGATGTACAAACCCCATCATCTCACCTGTGGCTTGAGCAACAGTTGAAATGAATAAACCCTGGGCGCCCCCAAACACGAAACTTCCTATTGCTCCACCACCATTCAAAGCTGATGTATCACCCACAACAAATTTCCCAGGAGAAGTAATACGCACTTTTTCTCCAAGTGTACCAGTAGTGGTAGTCCATAAAGACAAATCACTAGAATTATCTGCTCCATCTCTAGTTGCACGAATACGGGTAGTAGAAGCAAAAGAACTTCCACCATCTAAATTACCAAATGTAATCTCTCCAAGCCTATTGGCACTTGTTACATCTGGGGTGATTAATTCTAAAACACCAAAGTTATCTGCTGACGCTCCTTGTACTGACAGTACACTTGTATCTGCCCCATATCCTGCTTCATTTGGAGTAGCTGTTCCTATTCCAACATTATTTACATTATCCATTGTTACTGTCGTTGTACTACCTTCTTTAATAAACAAAGAACGTCCAGATGGATAAACGATATTTAAGTCATTTCCTGTTGCTCCTGAATAGTGTTTTCCTGCCGCTACTTCTACATTCCCTGTAAAAGATACATTTTCATCGCTAGATATGGTTATAGCATTAGCATCCGCATTATCATCTATCCCTAATGAAGTGAAGGCTCCTGTAGCCGTTAAAGTTGTAAATGCTCCCGTTGTAGCACTGGACGCTCCTATTGCCGTTCCGTCTATTGCTCCACCATTTATATCAACTGTATTAGAAGCTGTTACCGATAAGCCTAAAGTGATCCAAGCTCCATTAGCCGCATTCCTGAGTTTTATTAAATTAGTAGTTGTGTCCACCCATAGCATGAATGCGTACATGGTTGATGGTTCAGAAGTTCCAGAGTTAGTTGAGCTGACTGCCAGAAAAACAGCATTGATGTCTGCCCTAACTGTAGCTCCATTCGCATTGGCAATATTATAATCTGCTACTTGTGCCATTAAAAGTTCCTTTTAAGGTTTGTAAATTTACGATAAATAATAATAAGTTCCATAGTTGAATTGTCAATAACCTC